ATGCTCACCGTTTACCGAAGGCATCGCGAGAGCTGCAAGCACCGCTCGATGGGCCAGCGGAAATGCAACTGTCCAATCTGGGTGCATGGGAAGTTGAATGGGAAGTTCATGCGCCAGTCATTGGGGACGCGGAACTTCGAGGCCGCTCACCGGATGGTGAGGGAGTGGGAGGAACAGGGAAAAGCGGTCGAGGGAATCACGGTCGCCGAGGCGTTCAAGCGTTTCATCGCGGACTGCAAGGCGCGAGGGCTGGGGTCCGCCCAGCTTGGAAAATACGAGCTGCTTGAAACCGAGCTGAAGGACGAGTTTGGGCAGAGGCCGGTCGTCATCATCACGGCCGACGATCTCCGAGCCTTCCGCGAGAAGTGGAGTGTCGCGTCGGTCACCGCCTACAAAAAGCTGGAGCGTCTGCGCACATTTTTCCGCTTCTGCCACGATTCGGGGTGGATTAGCAAGAACCCCGCGCGAGTGCTAAAGCCGCCGAAAGTGAAAATGAAGCCTACGCTTCCCCTGAGCAAAGAACAGTTGGAAAAAATCACTTGGGCGTTTGAGGTCTATCCGGATCGTCCGAAGGGAAGACGCGAGCAAGTCCGGGCCTTCATCCTGCTCCTTCGGTATTCCGGCCTCCGTATCGGCGACGCGGTGAGCTTGACCGCCGACAAAATCCATGACGGGAAATTGATGCTCTATACCGGCAAAACGGGGACGCCGGTTTATTTGCCGTTGCCGGAAGAAGTGGAAAGTTGTTTGAAACATGTTGCGGACATCGACGGCCGTTTTTTCTGGTCGGGGAATGGGATTTTGAAATCCGCGGTTGCGGATTGGCAGCGGTCGCTCTCAAAGCTCTTCAAGCTCGCCGGCGTGAAGGCCCATGCCCATCAATTCCGGCATACGTTCGCGGTGAACCTGTTGCAATCCGGCGTGTCGCTCGAAACGGTGTCCATCCTCCTCGGGCACTCCTCCCTCAAGATCACCGAGAAGCACTATGCCCCTTGGGTGAAGTCGCGGCAGATCGCGTTGGAAGCCGAGATCCAGAAGGCGTGGAATACCACTTGAATGTGGTGGTGTGGACGGGGAAAAAGATGTGTTCCCCATGCGCCCATCGTTTCGTGAGTTCAGCGCGGGCGGCGAGTTTTTCGTCCATATCAGTCGTTGCCCTCTTTCGCTTTAAAATGAAATGGCGCCAGCGCGTCATGCAAGTCCTCGGTGCCTTCGCCGCTGACCGCTTTTTCAGCGGCGGCGACGAGTTTTTCAATTTGCCTCTTGAGCGTGGGCCAGTACGCCTTGATGTCGGTGATCTCCTCGTCGAGAAGCGGGACGATGTTCTTTTCCCATAGCTTTCCGCCGTGCTCATCCTGGCCCTTCAGATATTTCGGCCGGATGTCCTTTTTTGCCTCTTCTTCGAGGAAAGCGATATGCGCGTCGATCTCTTCTTTGGTGGGTTCGGTCATTTCTTTCTCTTGCAATTAAGGCACACGGGCCGACGGATTTTTGATTGCCGCTCGACGGATACCCCGCAACGGACGCACTTCATGGAATAGTTATGGATGGTGGCGCGAGGTTTCATGCTAGGTTCACGAGAGCGGGTATGGGTAGGGTTAAGAGCCGTGTTGGGGGCTGTTTTTTAGCGGCTGCTTCCGTTTTTTCATTCGCGCTTTGAAAACTTGGGGTGGTTAATTTATTGCTGTTCTTTGACGAGTAAGAGCGACCAGAGTTGGGCTTCCTGAAGCTTGGTGAGGATGAGCACTTTGACGCGTGGGTCGCAGAACTCGGACTCCCATGCCGTTAGATTCGAGATCACTGAACCGATTGCACGATTGGTGTCGTTGATTGTGTATGTTTTTTCTTCTCCCATAGTGGTGTTGCCCCAAGTTTTCAAAGAACGAAATCGTCGGACCGCTTCACTTTCCGCTCTCCACCAAAGTTGCTTTCGCCAATGGGGGTTCGTCGTCCTCGCCGGAAAGGGACGGGGATCGCACGCTAGGTTCACGAGTTGCGGGTGAGCCGAATCCTGTCGGTCACATCTGGTTACCTAGTCCGAGCTTTTAAGTGGCAACCGCCGGGAGGCAGCTCGGTCCGCCCACCTTCCCCGACAGAAATGAAAAACTCTTTGGCGAGCGCGTGAGCTTTTTACAGCTCGCCACGCTTCCCAAAGAGTTCATCTTATGAAACGTGGGGCTCGCCATTCCGTTACGGAACATTTTCATGATAAATCCGTGAAAAACGGCGTCAAGCGGCCTTAATTGTGGATAACTTTTTCGATACGGGCACATGACCACAGGTCGGCATAGCCATGCTCAAACGCCCAGAGCGCCATCCGAACCGCGTCATTCTTCACCATCGGATCGCCGCCCAATCCTGAATCCTTCACGAAGCCGGCCCACGTGGAGCTTTGGATCTGCGCGATGCCGTAGCTGTAGTAGCCGTTGGAATCCACGATTTTGACGCTTTTATCCTCGCTCTCGCACGCGATGACGTAGGGCAGAGCGTAGATTGCCTGTTCCGGGGTCAAACGCTCGCCTGAAGCGAAAATTTGGCCGCTGTAAGGGGGTCTGGAGCCGTATTCGGCCACAAGCCGGTCGGTGGTCGTGAGGATGGACGCAAGGAGGCAGTGTCCTGCCAAAATTTCGCTATTACACGCGTCCCGGGATGGCCGGACGGCCTCTATGCGGCTAGAGGCGAGAATTGGGGCAAATATGAGCGGAAAAGAGAGAATTACGAACCATTGGGATTTACGCATTCAGCGGGAGTACGGACTTTGCAACCGTTTCGGACAACGCTTTCGGGACTCCCAGCTTTAAGGGTAGAAGGTCTGAGGGGGGTGTCAAACGGGGGATGGGGATAGCGGGAATGAACCAAAACGACCCCTGTCGGGGCCGTCTTGTCTGCACAGCGTCCATATGTCTTTTCGGTTTGTCTAGAAGGGAACCGTGTTCCCGAAAAGTGCACGACCCAAATTGTGGACTATGGGTTCAGGGTCTTGCTTGATCCATTGTTGGGGTACCCCGCACACGGGGACCAGACAGACACCTCACAAAAAGTAAAGCATACTGGCGGGATACTTCAAGCGAGGGGTGTGGATAGCAAGGAAAAGCGCTATTGGAAGAGCGAGCGGATAGGGGGGATTGCGTGGCCATTGCTAGGTGGCCCGAGCTCCGCGGGGCGTTTAGCGATCTTGTCATTTGGGCCGGGCACGTAAACCGGTTTGCCCAGTTCGCGCCTCGGCAGGGCGCCGTTGAGTGCGAGCTCGATTCGCTGACGAGCAATTTTCAGGTAGTCCCCCGAAAGATCGGAACCGGCAGCGCGGCGGTCATGGATAACGGCGGCGCATGCGGTGCTTCCAACTCCCATATATGGATCGATGACGAGGTCGTTCGGATTGGTGAGCGCCAGAACGAGCCTCTCCACGAGCTCGATCGGAAATTGGCAGGGATGGGCGGTCTTTTCGATGTGGTTGTGCTTCACGTTTGGGATGATCCAAACGTCTCCGGGGTTCTTGCCAAGCGGATTACAGGAATACTGTCCTGTTTTCGGGCCTTTGAAATACTTCTTGCCGGGATATTTCTGAGGCACTCGGATGGGGTCGAGATTGAAAACGTAGTGGTCGGATTTCGTGAACCACAAGATCGTCTCGTAACGGCCCGATAACCTTTTTTTTGAGTGAAGGCCGTGCTCGAATGCCCACACAATTCGATTGCGGAGCTTCAGTCCCAGCTTCTTGCAGATGCGGTAGATGTAGATGTCCAGAGGAAAAATTTCGCCGTCGCGCGCGATATGATTGCCGACCTGCCAGCAGAGGCTTCCGTTCTTGGCGAGGACACGATAGCACTCGGTAATCGTGGCTTCCTGCTGCTCAAGGTAGTGATCAAATTCGAGGCGTCTCTCGTATTTTTTCCCGATGTTGTATGGCGGTGATGTGACGATGAGGCGCGCTTCGCCCGCGACTATTGACCTCAGGAGATCCAAGCGATCGCCGAGAAAGAGAGAAGCCCGCGCTTTCTGGTTGTAGTGGTCGCAGATTCCCGACACGGTGCGGTTCACGATGCCTTGATTTTACTGGAAGGACGCCCGTGGTCAAGTCGGACTCTTTCGGCATTTCAGGGCTGGATTCCCAAAACCCAGATCGGGAGCGTAATGCTCATTTTGGCGTAGGGGAGTTCTCGGATGACGCGCTCGTAATAGGCGACGTTTTCGTCAATGGTAGCAGCAAAGGCCTGTATGGGGACGACGAGGACGCCTACGTCGATGAGGCCCAGGGAATAGGAGACCTGAAATTTGAAGACGTCCGTGTACCACCGGGCCATATTGCCGAACTGCACTTCGACCTGAACCTTGTCCTTCTTGTAATCGGCCTTGATTTTGGTCACTCCGTCATTGGTGACCAACGGCTGGCAATCCCACCCCCGCTGTCCAAATTCATGATCGAGAAGCTTGTTCAGGGCCAACTGATCCGTGGTGAAGGTCATCTTCTTGCCGTTACGCTCTCTGGTTTTCGGCTGATTGAGCTGAGGGATCGCGTCGATGCCTGCAAGAACCTCGATGATGTCGTGTTTCTTGTCACTAAACCCCTCGCTGTCAAGAACTTCCGAAGCGAAGCGGTAAGAATATGATGTGATTTGCATGACAGCCGCAATAATCTCTCCTGTGAGCGGTTCTGAGAAGGGCAATACGCGGTCTTGTTGTCGTTTTAATACCTCCAACAAAAAGCCCCCGTTTTTCGGCAGGGGGCGAGCCGGTTATCGTGGAGACCACCATTCGCGCCGGAGGATCTCGACGCATTCATCGAAAGAATGAGCATTCGAGAACAGGAGGTGATATGCCTCGTGTTGGTTCCTCGGCTTGACGAGGATGAATTGGGGCTTGGTTTTGCTTTTCGGCGGGACGTGATGGCGGGTCGGTTCGTGCTTGTGGTTGGGAGGGAGGTTGGATTTCACTGCGGCCCTCCCATCTGCTTCTCGAAGGGTTCCATGACGCCGCTGAAGAAATCGGCTGTGAGGCAGTCATGGATGATGCCCCAGAAATGCCGGTAGAGGGTGTAGTCCCGATAGCACTTGGGACACGCGCAATAGAGGGCGATATAGCCGCCGGAATTGGCATGGACTTCCATCACCATCAGCTTTGCGCCATCCTCCGTGCAGGTTGCGGTAACGGGATGGTAGGGTTTGTCTTTATGCAGTTCAGGTTGCATCGGGAACCTCTTGCTGTTTCCGGCGTTTGAGCCAGTTGAGCAAGAACTCGTAATAGCAGTTCTTGCCTTTCGGATCGCGGTGAAACCAGATGGGCTGGCCCGTATAGGGGTGTTTGAACCTCACCCACGGTGTTCCTTCAGCCATTGATTCACTGCACCAAAAACATTCGTGCATGGCTCCTCCTTACTTCGGCTCGACGTAGCCGATTCCCGCGATCAAGGCGTTGTTCACGAAGAGCACCGCTTTGTCGGTTGCGACGACGGTCATGCCGTCCCGTTGGGCGACGCATCCGAAGACGATCACGTAGCCAGGGAAGGTCTGCCAGTTGCGGTTGAGGTCGATGTCGGGATTCTCATAAAGGGATGGGGCGCGGTACACGAGAATCGCGTTGCGGCAGTGGGGCAAGCCCTTCAGCTTGGGATGGGGCCGAAGGATGAAGTAGAGGCACGGCGGCACGACGGTGAAAAACAGGATAAGGGTGATGTAGAAAGACACCTTGATCGCTCTATCCATAGCTCCTCCTTGAGATTGGTCCGGCGTTTTTCATGGGTCGGCGGAACGCCGGCAACCGTGAGGTCAGATAAGGCGGGAGGGACTGAAGCTCAGAAACGGGCAAAGAAATCGCCCAATTTTGCGGTGGCCTTGAACTGCGGGATTGGTTCGAGCTCCTTGAACGCCGAAGTGAAGGCGTTCTGCAAGCTCCAGACAGTCCGCGGGGCGAACTCCTGGTGTTGGGGTTCGAAATAGAGAGAGTGGACGGCTCGGGCCAAGTGTTTCGGAACGTCGAGATCCCCTTCGATGAACGCGCGGTAGATCGTGAGCTTCGCGTTCTCGTCGGTGAGCTGCGCTTCGCGCCATGCGAGCACTTGGGAACGCATCGGCTCGAAGTTCCGCTGCATCCGGTCGAGACCGACCGCGATGGCGTCCATGAGGTTGAAGTTCTTGGTGTGCTTGTGGAGGACGGGGGTGAAATCGCCCCAGAACGCCATGTTGTCGCACACGAAGACCCGAAACCCGACGGTCATCGCCAATCTCATTGATTTGTCGTTCGCGTTGCGGATGCCGAGGGAATACCTGGCTCCGTCAAAGCCCTGTTCGAGTTCGAGGATGCCGAAGAGCTTCATGCCGTCCTCGGAAACGGCGTACTCATCCTTCACGATGTTGATGTGCCGGTACGAAAGGCCGTCGAGGACGCTCTGCACGAGGTCGATGTGAGAAATGGGCTTGAAGGTGTCGGTCGCTTCGGGTGCCGGAATGGTCGCAAGCTGCGACCGTGAAAGCAGTTCGGTGTTGTGGTGGGACAGCAATCCTTCCATCGGTGGTCTCCTTTTCAGTTGGGAATGAACGGATGGGGTTTAGCGCCCCGATCTGTGCCGTAAAGGTCGAACAAAACGGCACAGATCAGGACGTTCAACGTGGGTCGGGGAGGATTGGCGCAACGATGGTCTTCGCGCGCTTCTTGTCAATGAGGAATGACGCTTGCTGCGGTCGCTCGTATTCGGCCTTTATCGTCAAAGCGTACGAGTTGTAGCCGATGAGCGAGCCGTTCGAGACGAAGTTGCCGCCGTCGCGGAACTGGTGGAAGTGGCCGAAGATGTCGAGGTCCGCTTTCCTCGCCTTGTTCCACTGCGCGAGGGCCTTGTTCACGGGGATGTAGATCCCGCCCACTCCGCCGCCGTAGTTCATGGCGTGGCCGTGGTGGATGCGGACCGTCTGGCCGTACACGTCGAGGTAAATGTGGTAGCCGTCAGAGAGGATGAAATTGGTCCTCGGCTCGCCCTCGTAATGCTGGGCCAGCGTGCGGTACATGAACGATTCGAGCGAGTTCCCTTCCTCGGTCGCATGGCGCTGGTCTTTGGTCATGCGGCCGTGGTTGCCGGATTTGCAGGGAAGGATGAGCTTCGCCTTCGTGTGGTTCAGGATGAAGTCGATGCCGGAGATGAGGATGTTCTGGGCTTTCCAGATGGCTTCGGCCGGCGCGAGTTGGGCCGTTTCCACCAATTCCTCGTGGATATTGCTCGTGATGAAGTCGCCGAGGAGCGGGAGAACCCAGTTCTCGATCTTCACGTCCTGCGCGAACATGCGGTAGAGGCGCAATGCTTTTTGAAAGAACTTTTCGGAACGCTTATAGGCGATTTCGAGGTTGTACTCGTTCAGGCCGTTCACTTCCTCCGCGCGGACGCGCTCCTCGATGTGCCAGTCGGAGGCGACGGAGAAATACGTGGCTTCCGACGTGCCGGAGCCGTGGTGGGGCTTGATCTCGCTCACTTCCGGCGCTTGCTTCAGCCGGAGGATGGCCTCGCGCTCGCGCCGCATCTTGTCGATCTCGCGGAGCGCGTAGTCGTATTGCTTTTTGATGGTACTTTCTGACGCGTCGCCCTTCTGTTCAAGGATGTCCGCTTCAAGCGCCTCCTTCAGCTTGCGTCTCGGAGGCTCTTCGACAACCCGCTTGATGCCGTAGCGCATACGGACATTCGTGATCTGGTAGGTTTTCATGCCGAACGCGCGGGCTGCCTGCGCGTCGGTGTGGTCGGGATGAAGCGTGAAGTATTTGACGACATCCTCATCCCACGAAGGGCGAGGTTTCATTGATCAGTGGTGGAGGTGAAAAGCGAACCACAAGATGACGCCGATAATCACAAAGCCGATAAGAACGGGATCGATCAGGAGGAGGACGATTCCGAGAATGACAATCGCGATATAGGGATTCGCCAATAGGAACGCGATGGCACTCCCGATAATTGCGTTGAGCTGGCTGATGTCCATGGTGGTGGTTACTGGTCGGCCTTTGGAGGAACGGAGAGCTGCCCCGTCTGGATGAGGTGGACCGCGTAGTTGGGATTCTTGTAGGCGTAGACCACCTGGGCCACGTTAAACGCCAAGAACACGATTGCCACGATGGAAGCCGGAAGGAGCTTCGGGAGCGCCGCGATGATGAGTGAGTTGCCGCCGAGGCTCACGATGGCCTGCAACACGAGTTCCGCCTTTGCGCTGATTTGTTTGAACATTTCGAACACGATGTATTTGCGACCTTTAAATCTCCTTCTTCATGTCTTGAAGGATTTCCGCAATATCAGTGAGGATCTGCTGTGTGATGCTGATTTTCTGCTGCGGTGTGAGCTGCGGATGTGAGAGAACCTGTTTGATGCTCGGCGGGATGTCAACCGTCGTGCCCGCTTCCAGGAAGAATTGCGGCTGGATGTACTGCTTCGCGATTCGTTTGAGCGCGAACTGCTCGTCCGGCTCCGCGCTGTCCACGATGAGAAGCTCGCCCGTGTTGTCGTCCCAATCGTAGGCGAGGATGAAATGTCCGTACTTTGGAGTGGTGAACGTCGGGGTCGAAGTCCCCCAAAATCCCTCGTCGCACTTGATGAGAAGGATGACCGCCTTCCACTGATTGACCGCATCGGCAATCGAGTCGTAGGTCGGGCCGCCAGGCGTCTCGTCGAAGGCGTACGATTTGATGAGATTGTTCTTTGACTCGGCAAGCATCGCCGGCGTGAGAACGGACGGGTCGAGGTACTGCGCGAGAGGCAAGAGGGTGTCGTTTTCGAGCGGCGCGAAAGTGTTCTGGCCCGCGACCGCCGCTTGGAAAAGATGCCGCATGTCCGTACCGGCATCCGGCGCGTAGCCGTCGTAGACGGGCGATCTCGGGTCTTTCATGCGGATGCCGGTGAAGCGCGGCGTGTAGCGCGGAGAGAGCGAAGGGACCGATGCGTGGTCCTGAACGGCCTTGTCGTGGCTCAGGGCGTGCGGTCCGCATGTGGGGATCTGCGCCTGCCAGTTCCGCTTGAACCAGCTCATGTCGGCCCCGAGGGTGGAGGGCCGCTTTACCGGAACGTAGGTCGCGCCAAGCGGAAAATCGCGCTCATCTTTCGGACGCTCCAGTCCCCCTAGTTTTTCGTACGGGATGTCTGGCATGCGGGGTTACTTTAATTGTGAAACATTTATGAAGTTTGTCGAGAGTGAGTTATGCACCTATCCCCTCCCCTACCGCTGATGTCCCGTATTTCCTCGTTTTTTGCGAAGAGGGGAGTGGTCCGAAAGGGGAGGGGACAGGGAACGATCAGTACCCCCTGAACTTGCTCCACGTCCAATTGATGATGAAAGACACTGCCGCGCCGATGACGGCTCCGATGATGCCGATTTTCACGCGGATGGTCGAGAGATCCTTTTCATTTTCGGTAATCCGATTTTCGAAGTCTTTGATGACGGGCGCGAGATTGTCGATGCTCTCCTTGACGCCGGACATCTGCCCTTCGAGCCTCCCCAGCGCAAGCATGATGTCGCCATTCATCTTGTCTTGCGCTATTTCACGTGCGGTGGTTCGGTCGTCGTTCATGGGATTAGTTAAGGGTAATCGTAAAGTTCGAGGTCGGGGGTGTTCCTAGATTAACGGCGCCGCTAGGCTGGAATCCAACCTGGTTTCCTCCGATGATGAGAATGAGGCCGTTTTGCGAGGTGACTTGGAAACTGTTGCACGACATCGCTGATGTGGCACCGCTTTGCACCCAGAGATACAGGTCGAAATAGTCGTTCACGTTCGCATAGAACGTGCCGAATGTGTTCCGGTGATAGCTGGTGTCGGCGCCGTAGCTATACGTCGCCACTTGCACTCCATTCTGATACAGTGCCGCGTACCCGGAGTAGGTAGCGGCGAGGTCCGCCAAATTCGCATTGAACGTATAGAACCCGGCGACGTTGCAGGAAAGTGTCTTGACCTTGGTCGGGGTCGTGGTGTTGTTGCTCCGCACGGTTGTCGCATCCTGTAGTACGGTCCCCGAGCCCCCGACGGGTTGAAAGGCGTTGGGCAATCCGGCGGCCCATAAGGGATTTGCTCCCGGACCTTGAGTCTGGAGCATGTAGCCGGACGTTCCGGCCGGCAGCCGCGCCCACGCCGACCCGTTGAAATAGATGATGTCGCCTTGAGCATCGCCGCCCGGATCGTGGATGAAACTGCTCACGAGGGCGGAATCGGGAACCACGGCACTCCCGAATTGCGACGTGCTTGAGATATAAGGCGGCGCGGCCAGTGGCCGCACGTCGTTCAGGATGTATCCCTGCCCGGCAATCTGGTTGTCGTTGTCGTAGAGCGCCGTTTCGCCGACGACGTTGTAGACCTCGCAGATGACCATCTTGTTCGTGGGATAAGAGGGCGCGACGGGCGAAGCGTTTTCCGTGCCTTGGACGATGGCGAGCGTGCCGCTTGAATCGGCCGTGAGAAGGTCGATGCGGGGGTTGGAGGTCGGCGCGGTGAAGCTCGGAGAATTCCCCCCAGTGAAAAGGACCCGAGTCGTGCCGATGTAATAGACCCCCGGTTCGACGTAGAGCGTCATTCCCGGCGTAGTCTGCTCGTGCGCCAAGAGCATAGAGCTGCCGTAGGCGTCGTCCCGAAGATTGTCAGCCCATAGCGCTGTTCCCGCGTCGCCGGGTGAAACTTTGGAGGATCTCATTGCGATAATGTGAAATCGACTTCGACCGTTATGTCCACGCCCGAAACCTTTGCGTAGGGCGTTGTGAAGAGCGCGTGGTTGAACATCTGGCCGGTTCCGAGAGAGGATTGCCCGTCCACAAAGGTGCCGAATTCGTAGTAGGTCTGGTTCGGAAGCGTGCTATCCGGGAAGAAGAACTGGAGCACGGCAATCTGGTTCGCGTTGTCGGCCGAGTACGTCGTGGAAACGCGGGCGACGTCGTTGCCGAGCTGTGTATCCGAGAGCGCGGGCGTCGCCTGGCCGATGCCGATCTCGCCGTGCGTAATGTTCAAGGAATATGTGTTCGTGCCGACGAGCCGCTGGATCACGAGGTCGAGCCCGTAGCTCGGCGAATCCACGACGAGGTTGGGGGTAACGATTTCCTCGAGGAGCTCCTCCGTGTCTGCCTTGTAGGCGCGGAGAATGACCGTGCCCTTGATTTTCAGGCCGCTCTCACTTATCCGTATTGTCTTGCCATTTTCTGAGGATGCCTCCATTGATTTAATCGTAGCATTCTGCTTTATGAAGGCCTGTGGATTGCGCTCAATCCCACGTAAAGAAGTTCCATCGGATCACGTTCGAAATCTTGATGATGAGGGTCTTCGTCGCCTTCGCGAATCTCGATGCAGAGTTCATCATGGAAACGGAAGCGGTCCTCGTCCAAACGATGACTTCGTGCCATGCGGCAGTGGCGTAGCGGGACGCGCTGTTCATCATGGAAACGGACGCGGAGCGGGACCAAGTAAGCGCGCGCTTGGCGGTAGCGAAGCGTGACGCCGCGTTCATCATGCTCACGGTGGCGCTTCTCGCGCGTCCCATGACGCGCTGAACGGTGGCATAGCGGGATGCCGCGTTCATCATCGTGACAGAGGCGTTGAGATTGAAGATGTATTTGAGCCACTTCGAGAAGCCGGTTGGCTTCTTCTTCGTCGCCCATGCGTAGTATTGGGCGATGAGGTCGTCGGGTATGTACTCCGAGAAGAACGCCATCTCGCCTGCATCGAATACCGCGCCATTCACAGTTCCGAAGTCCGATCCGACCCAGAAGTTGCCTCCGACATTCACAGTCGCTCCCGATCCGGAATTGAGGAACTTCCCATCGTAGTTCGCGTCGACAGTCCCACCATTCACCCGCATCACGAGGAGATGCCACTTTCCATCATTGAAGTTTGTGCCCGTGGAATAGAAATATGGACCGCCGCTTCCGTTATAGGTCTGCACATAAAGCTGCCCCGTCGTCCTCACTTGGAATCCGAGGTTCGTGTTGTTGTAGCTTGTCCAGTAGTATGCGCTAGGCGCGGATCGGGGGCGGTACCATATGAAGAGCGAGCAAGGATTATAGGTCGATGGAAGCGCTCCGCTCGTCTGGCTCGACGCACCGTCATAGCTCGCGAATCTCTCCGTCGCAGCGGTCGGCCGCGATCCGCTTCCCTTGTATATGACTGCCGTGTCCGACCCTCCAGCCGTTCCGCCAGTGTTGTCGCGCGAGCTGCCCTCCATCTGCCAGTACGCAACCATCGTCGGCCGGTTGCCGAAAAATGTGCCGATGCGTCCCCTGCCCGCTTTGCCGAACCAAGCCATTACGCCACCGTCAGATAGTCCGGAGCCACGATGAGCTTGAAGTTCGCCGCCGTACTATCGAAGGCCGCGCCCGTGTTGTTCACGACGCAGATGGAAAACTTTTTCGGGAGGCGGTCGAAGACCTTTGAGAGGCGTTCCGAGGCTAGAAAGCTTGAGGCGTTCACATATGCAGGGAAACTGAAAAGGAATGTAGAGCCAACAACGGGCGATAGTCCGCTGTCCGTTCCGCTGAAGCCATCGTCCCAGTTCGTGCCGTCGAGGGATTTCACGATATATACGTCCACGTGGCCCGTGGAAGAAACGCCCGTACCTCCTGTCTTGATTTGGAGAAAGACCACCGCATCAAGGTCGAGCGCCGATGAGTTGTCAATGGCGGTACACGCTCTTGTGGCTCCGTTCGCAAGGCTAGCTAGCGTTATCGTCGGGGTCTGCGTCGATTCGTATGCGAGCTTTACTGATGCCATGTCCTAAAAATTGACCGTCCACGTGACCTGAAGGATATCGTTCGTGCTCATCCCAGCCGACGTGGCAAAGTTCACTTCGGCAAACATATTTCCGCTCGAAGCAGCATCGAAGAGCGCCGTCGAAACCACCGTCGTTGCGGTGCCCGTGAGCGTGAAGGATTTGTAGATGTCGAACGAAGCGCCGCCGTCAAGCGAGCTTGGCGCGACGTAATTCTGCGCCGTGCCGAGCGCCCTACCGAGGCCGGCGACGGATGTTTCGCCGGAAAGGGTGGTGTCCGTCGCTGCCGGAGTGAGGGTAGAAGTCGAGAGCGCGATGTAGAGCGGAACGGCCGGGGAAGTCAAGCTGCCGAGATTCGAGCCGGAAAGCAAGTAAGCGGCGAGCTTCGCGCCGACGTTCACGCGGGAGTTGTAGTTGAAGCTGAGGCGGGGTTTGAGGTAGACGCGGGAAAGGCCGTCGTCGCTCTTGAGGACGATTTCCTTCCGGCGCAATTTCTCGCCGTGGTAATCGCGGAGATATTTGAAATGCGCGCTCTGGACGCGGTTGATGCCACGGAAGCCGAGCGTGAAGGCGAGGGCGAGGCCGATTTGCCTAAGGTGCGGATTGTGAAGCATCCGCTTGACGATGCCCCGGATCGTGCTGCCACCTTTGGTCTTTAGATTTGCGCGGGCGTCCTCCTGCATTGGTTTAAGTGTAACATATTGAATAACTTAGCCCCATGTGTACGGCCAGGATTCGTGAGCCAAAGCCACCGTATCGTCCACCTTGACCGTTTCCGCGAGGGAAAGCAGCACCTCGAGCACCGTGCTGTCATCCACCGTCGTGTTTGCGTTCTCTTGCTGCAATAGTGTGCTGATGATGTCCACGAAGGTCACGTTGTCGGAGCCCAAGGCTTCAATCTGGTATTCAAGCTGGCCCTGCGTGCCGGGAACGAAGACGCTCGCCTCGATGCGCTTGATGACGAGGTATTGGTTCGTGATGCCGAGCTTCGGCGAATTGAGGATGATGGTCTGGCCGATCTTGCATCCCGAAGTCAGCGTGTTGAATTTCACGTCGTAAACGGCGTGTCCGAACTGGAGGATCTCCGCCTGCGCGCGCTGCTGCGCTTCCTGCACGCTGTAAATCTGGCGGTCGATGATGGAGTCCTGAAATTCGCCGTAGGTCGCGATGCCGACGGAGTCGGAGGCGTGCGCGAGGATGGGGATGCGGGCTTTGCCGTAGACAAGGACGGTCTGGCCGCTTGAGGGTGCGCCCGCGGTGAAGCGGACGAAACGCTGGGCGTCGTTGTAAAGGACCTGGACCGTGCTCGGGTCGGTCTGCTGGTCCGTGCCTATCGATTGCGCGACACCATCTAATTCGACAACGAGCGTGCTTTTGTCATAGGCGTAGGCGAGCGAAAAGACCTGTTGCTGGCCGTTCGTGAGGTACACGTCCACCGCGTCCAAGGCGGTGAAGGTCTTGTCGTACAGCCCTCCGATGACGTAAACGCTGTTCTTCATGTTCTGAAGGTTCACGTCGATATCAAGCGAATTCCATTCGATGTCGCCGGAGGTTTCGTCAATCGTGATCGGCGCCGCGCCGCCTTCGCCTATGCCGTTATCAACCGCTCCCAGGAAGAAATGCACGTCCTTGTCCGCGTCGATATACCAGTCCCAGCCGATGAGCTTGGCGAGCGCCTCAAGCGCTTTCGTTGGCTGCTCGTAGTTGAATTTAATGGACGGGACGAGGAAATTGCCGACCTGCACGTGGTTCGTGGTGAAGCCCTTCGCCGTGCCTCCCACCGTGCTCACGATGTCGAGGACGATGTCATGCGGGTCCATGCTCGCGTAGTTCTTGGCGATGAGGGTGCCGTCGAGCGTGTAGCTCCAGTCGGTACATGAGATCTGGTAGGTGAAAAGAAGGCCCGCGACGGTGACTTCGGTTTCCGTCACCGTACCGCCGAAAATGACCCCGCTCGAATCATACATTTTGATCACATCGCCCACCTTCGGCACGGTCTTCGCGGGCGTCGTTTGGCCTGCGCCGAGCTTGACGTTGAATTTGAGCGTGCTGACTTCCTTCGTGAGGACGGAAACGAGGTCAACGGTGCTCCAGTCGATGGAATTCGAGATGTCGGTGCCGTTGTCGGTGATGTAAACGGGATTCGCCATTTTACGAGTAGTTCTTGAGCTTCAGTTGGCGACCGATAAGCTTGGCGATCTCGTTCCCGATGAGCGTGGCCGCCTGCCGGTCGAGATACATCCCGCCGTTCACGTTCACGACGATGTTGCCGCTGGCGCCGCCTCCGTAGCCGCGCGCGAGCGAACTGCCGCCGGAGAACGCGGAAAGAGGGATGACGGCTTCCGGTCCCGCTTCGCCGACGAGTGCAAGCGTGGGGCTTGACACGATGCCGCCGGAGGCGAGCTTGGGGATCACGGACGAGATTGCGCCTCCGACCGCTCCGCCGATCTTGCCGGCCGTTTGCGCGATGCCGGAGATGAAATTGCCTATGCCCTGGATGGGCGCCATGATCTTGTTGGCAATCCCTCCGACGAAGCCGAAAAGATTGTTGAGTTGGCCCATGACGAAGCTGATGGCGCTTTCGAGCGCGGATTTGATGCCGTCCCATACGCCGATGAAGAAACCGCTGATGCCGCCCCAGACGGCGTTCCATGTGGTTTGAATTGCCGTAAGGACGGCCGCAATCACGCCCTGCAAAATCTGCAAGGCCGCGTTGACGTTGTCCGTCACGTATTTCCACGCCTTCTCGGTTGCCTGCTGGATCTGCGTCCAGTGCGTGACGATGAGATAAACGACTGCTGCAACGATGACACCGATGAGGATGGGCCACACGCCCAAAGCCACGATGACCGCCCCAATGGCCGCGACAAGAGGCCCGATAACGGTGATGATGGTCCCGATGGCCGAGATGAGCGTTCCCACTACGACGAGAACCGGCCCAACGGCAGCTACGAAGACCCCGAAATAGATGATTGCCTTCTGCACGCCCGGTGAGAGGTTGTTCCACCAGTGAACGAGGTCTTGGAGCGCGTTGATGACGATGGGGAAAACCTGGTTCGCGATCTGAAGGAGGGACTTGCCTACCGTGTCGCGGAAGATCTGAAAATTCGAGTTGAGGAGCGCGAGCTGTCCGTTCCACGTTTCGTTCTGGGCCTGCACGTCGCTCCCGAAGCTGTTAACCCCTGTTGCCAAGTCCGCGTATTTGGACTTCAGGCGGTCGGTCTCTTCGAGGAGCGTGAGAATGGCGCTCGAAGTCCGGCCGCCACCGAACGCTTTTGCGATGATGGCGTTCTGCTCGACCGCGGTCTTGCCGGAATCCTCAAGGTGCGTCTTGAGATCCATGATTGCATTGAGGAGACCGTTCGGCTGCCGCATGTCGGTCGCGAGTTCCGTAGAAGAGATGCCGACACTTTTCAGAGCTTTCTCCGCCGCAGTGGTCGGCGCGGACATGAGCGAGAAGGTCATCCGGAGCCGCGTTGCCGCGTCTTCGGCCGGGATGCCGTTGTCGGTCATGGTGGCAAGGGCGGCTGATACGTCCTGTATGGAAAGGCCGGCGCTTTTCGCGGCCGGAAGGATGCCGGTGCCGAGCGCAGCGACGAGGTCGGTCATTTTCATGTTTCCGGCGCCGACCGTGGCGTTCAAAACGGCCATCGTGCCCTGGTAATCGCTCGTTCCCTTGATGCCCGACGAAATCGCGCCGCCCAAAGCGGTCGCCACGTCCTCCAAGTTTGCCTGCCCGACCGCCGCACCCTCGGAAGCGGCCTTCAAGGCATTCATCGCGTCCTGTCCCTTCAACCCCAGCGAAACGATGTGGAAAAGGCCTTTGGCGAGTTCCGTAGGTCCCTGCTGGCTCGATTGAGCGAGAGCCATGACCTGCTGCGAAAGATTCTGGACATCGGCCGCCGAGCCTCCGGCCTGCGTCTGGATCATTGTCATCGCCTGCTGGAAGTCCATCGCGCCCTTCACCGCATAAGTGGCGAAGGCGACGAGCGGGAGCGTGATGTCCGTCGTCATGGTCTTCCCCACCGAGCTCATGCTCTGGCCGATGCTCTGCAAATTCGAACCAAGCCCCTGCATCGCGGCAGTGGCTTCGTCTTTGAGCTTTACGAGTATTTCGAGCGTGGTGGAAGACGTGGGCATTAGGATTGCTTTTGCTGGCGTTTGTAGTGCTCGCCCTCGGCTTGCATGAGGAGGATGAGCATCCTAACGAACCACACCGGCTGAGACAGGTATTCTTCCCACGTCCACTTCATCTCGCGGCAGAGGAGAACGGCGATCTGTTCGGGATATTCGATGCTGCCGTCAAGGGCGAAATAGCGGCTCCACGCCAGTTCTATTTCGCCGTCTGAAAATTTGACTTCGTGACCTTGTTCACTTCGGCCACGACGGCGTCGTAATCTTCCGAACGGAGGTCAAGCAAGCGCTCGGCCACGTTCTCCTGATTCCCGTCGAGGCTGACGATGACGGTTTTGAGCGCTTCGCGCTCCTGTTCGAGGAGCGACGTGGCGGGGATGTCGTTGACCTCGGTCTTGCCGCTTGCGATGTCCGTCATGGACATTTTGATGCTCGCGTAGAGGACCTGCTTCAGGTGGTTCGCTTCCCGGGCGGTGAGGTAGGTCTTGAGGACCACTTCGTGTCCGCCCGGGGTTTTGAATGTCGTTGTTTCTCGTTCCATGGTGAGGTTATGGCGAGGACTAGTAGCTGGCGACTGTGTTCGTCACGACGATCTTGGCCATCTCGGAGTCCGTGACGGAATACGCCGCCACGAACTTGACCGTCTGGTAGACGAGGTCTTTGACCTTGATCGGCCGCGAGTACTCGGTGAAGTACACCTTGTCAAGCGTGATCGCCACTTCGGGATTCGCCGCGGTGCCGATGGTGACATCCGTGTTCTTGATGTCGATGGAGAGCGCCTGCGCGACGTTCGGGTCCGCGAGAGCGACCTGCTTGAAGTCGGTGTTGTTCTCGAAGATCGCTTCGAGCTGCCCCGTGATCTTGAATTCCTTGTTCAGGAAGTCAAGCGGCGAGTCCTGGCCGAGCACGTCGTCGTCTTCGATGCTCTCGTCGATGGAGAGCTTGATGGACTTCAACGCAATTGCGGTCGCGCTGGAAAGCCCGGACACCGTGGTCGCGTACTTGAACGTCAAGTGCTGCGGCAGGAAGCGGTTCTCTGCCACGATGGAAGGCGTGAACGAGGTTTGCGTCGCTCCTTTGAAGGCCTTGACGGAGAGCGAGAGGTCGATGAACTTCTTGAGTTCAGCCGTAAGCTCCAGCTTGTGGATCACGCCGTTCGCGTGCGAATAATCCTGCCCCGACAGCGGGTCGTGGATGAAAAGCGTGAGCGATTGGTGCTGGGCCGTTTCCCCCACGGTGAGCGTGTGGTCGTAGACCGTCGTTTCGCCTGAGTGCGTGGCGTCGGCGTTGTGGCCGAAGATGGAGTAAAGCAAGAGCGGCAAGCTCTGGTCGGTGAGAGGAACCTTGAGAGTTCCCTCCGCCCAGTTCTTTACCCTGAACTGCCCTACGGAATCCTCGATAATGCCATACGCCTCGTCCTGCGTGACGTTCTCGAACTTCTCGTCGATGCTGGCGTCGCTGAAGGGAATCCAGTACGTGGCCGACGTTTCCGCCGTGCCGCGCGCGGTCTCCTTCGCGATGCCGACGCTGAACAGTCGTCCTATTCCTTTTTGAGCCATAGCTATTCGTTATTGGTTTCTTTCGGTTCCTCGACCTTTTCCGGAATCACCGGCTTTCTCCGTTGCTTCCAAATGTGCGTCGCTTCCTCGATGGTCGTGGCAACGACGGCAAGGGGCTGCCAGATGCCGCTTCCGGGGAAGTGGTATTCGTTCTTGATCTGGCTCACTGCGCGGATCGTGACCTTCTGCGGAACCTCGTCTTTCTGTTCGGACGCGGGGATATCCATCTTGTTCTTGTACTCTTCCATCATGTGGGTGGGTTTTCTTCAGTATAACATTTTGATTATTGCGTCCCGGCCGTGACGAGGGTGCGGGCCTTGAGGGTGATGTAGAAAACCACATAGGTGACGCTACCGGAGCTTACCGGGCCGGGCGGCTCGATGACGGCAGGCAACACCCCGCCATCCGAAGCACCTTTGAGGGTTACGTCCTGGTCGAACACATTCAACACCGCGTCCATAACGCCTTCAAGGAAGGTGGAGCTTGTCAAGTCCTCGGGCCGCATGACGACCATGACGAACCATGTATATTCGCGGAGGTTCGTCGCCGTGTCCTCGTATTCCGAAGTGCTCACGGTCGGAGGAATGACCAACGCGGCCGGAAAGCCGGGGAAATTGCGGTCAAGCGGATTGAGCTTCGAGAAATCGTCCGAAATGACGCAGTTCAAGGTCGCCGGAACAAGGGTGTTCAGGTCGGCGATGATCTGGGCTTTCATGTTCTGCGCGTAGGTCATAGGCTTGCTTGGCTCGCGATTGCGGCGGTGATTTTCTCGAGCGCCTTGCCGAACAGCGCGGTGATCTCGGGTTGGGACGCCTCCACGATTCGTTCCATGAAAGGATTTGCTTTGGTGCCGGGGTGATGGACGAGCTTGCCGAAAATCGCATAGCCGCTCTTGCTCACCGGCCCGGACCAATTCGCGCCAGGCTTACCGGCAAGGACGCTGCGGTTCTTGACCGCGATGTCGTGCGGCTGGGTGCCGAATTCGACGTAAGGGGCATAGGTGGCTCTGGGAGAGTAAGCTGCTTGGAGTGTCCCGACCCTGAAATCCCAATATGTCAAGAGGTAGCCTTGTCTGAAAGGAACGATGGGCCGGACCTTGTGCTTCGCAAGAATCGCTTGGGAGCCCATGATGGCCTTTTGCAGGATGGGAAGCGCGATTGCCGGATAGGCCTTGAGCGCCGCTTGGAGCTTGTCAAGGTTGGGGATGCTGACTTCGAATTGTGAACTGGGATTCATGTTAAAAGACGTTTCCGAACCGTTTGTAATTCGCGATGACGTTGAGGTCGAGGGCGTCAAGCGCGTCGCGCCATGACACGGTCGCGCCCTGGATGTTCTCCGAGGCTTTGCCGTCAAGCTGGCGCCGCTTCCAGAGCCGCACGACGAGGTTTTCGCACGTGCCGGTGAGGTCGGCCGGAAGCTGGTGCGTGGAACCGTTGCCCGCATTTGCCCAATCCACCGGATACCCCGCCACGTAGGTCGCGCGGATCATGTTGTTGTAGAGGCCGGGAATTGAACCGTAGACGCGGATGATGCCCGAATGGCCCTGCTGGTCGAGCTCGAACTGGTCTTGGATGAATGAGGTCCAGTTCGGATTGCTCGGCGTTCCAGCGCGCCACTGGAAATTGATAAGGCCGCTGATTTCGAACGTGGCGCCCGTCTGGGTGGTGCTTGCGGGTTGGCTCATCGTAACGGTGCTTCCCGAAACCGACGAAACGACCGTGTTCTGCGGAAAGAGTCCCTGAATGGCGTACAGCGGCATCCCTGCGACGATTCCCGTCGAGGGCGTGACGTTATTGACGGTTGCGGAGCCCTGCGTCAAGTCGCCCGTGACAATGAGATAGGTAACGGGCGCGTTGCGGAGGACGAGGCGTTGCTGCTTCCTGCCTTGGGCGGTGTAAACCTCGTTCGTGTACGTCTTCTGCGTGAAATGCCCGTCGTTCGGGTACATCTCAAGGCCGCTCTTGCCGCACTCCCGCTCGATGAAGTCGGTGGCCCCGTTTATGAGGCGCGTCAAAACCGAGTCGTAGGAAGTGGTGGTCTCTTGGAGCCGGTCCTTGACCCTTGCGAGCGACGTAAGCGCGTATGAATAGACTTGTTCTCCTGCCATGTTGCCGAGGATTAGATCCTCGCTTCATGGCGTCTCACCTCACCGGAGACGCCATGTCAGCGAAGATTCGAACTAGGTGTTCGAAACCGCCGTATCCACCGGGAGCTGCGTGTTCGCGCCGAGAAGGATCTGGGCGTAGGCTTCGCTTGCCGGTGACGTGCCGCCCGTGAAAGCGGGCGTGATGACCGCCCGAAGGTACCGCTTCCGATTAAGGTTGAGGCCTTCGATGCGGGCGACGTTCTCGGCCGCAGCGGACGTAACGGTCAGCGTGAAGCCGATAACGGCTCCCGTGTTGTCCTTCGCATCGGTGTACGTGCCGCCGCTCGTGTCGCACTCTTGGAGTGTGACCGTGAGCGTCGCCGCACTCGGCGAACCCGAGGCCGCTGCGCCGTAGGCGTAGATAGCCGCGCTCGCTGCGCCCTGCGTGTCCACGTCAGAGCCATCGACAGCGGTTGAGCCGCTGATTGACTGCGGGGCGACCGATGTGCCCCCGACGACTTTCAGATTGTCATAGACAGTGTCCATGTAAGTGATGTGCTTGGCCCCTGCTTTCCTTCGACTTTATTCGGAAAGGACGAACATTGCTGTTCGACGGGCGGTTTATTTTGGATTCCTCGTCCGAGTCCGGCGCGAGCGAGGATCACTGAGCGCCGGAACCGGATCAATGGGCCTAAGCGTGCGTCTTGCAGACGACGAAGGCTTGAGGAAGAACGACTACGAACGCGTGGCGGTGCTTGTACACGATTCCGCGCTGGTCGGAGAGGGCGATCTCTTTTCCGCCGAAGCTGCCGGATTCGAACTGCGCAACCCGCATGTCGCCCTTGTCGCCGAAGGCGGCCGCTTTCATGTTCCCGAAGATCAGGAACGCGGTACCTGCCTGCGAAGAGGCGGTGTTGGTGGGAAGCCAGCGGTTCGTGTAGACCGGGAAGCCGAGGATCGAACCAGCCGGACGGATAGGACCGCCAGTCGGGTCGATGTCCAAGGTCGCCGGAGACGCGAGGCCGCCGAAGAGCAAGACGGGCAAGCCGTTCGAGCCTTCCTGCGTGCGGAGGGCAGCCCAGACGGTGCGGTGCATGTAGAATGCGGCACCTTCCAAGATGGATTCCTCCAGTAAGCCGATCATCGCGGACGAGTCCTTGATGACGTCAAAGCTGGCGTAGGTCGTGCCACTGGCGAGCGTATAGGTCTGCGTGTTCGCCGCGTTCAAGATGCCGACGAAGGGACCGGGGGCCGTGGTTGCGGTTCCGCCGATGAACCCTTGCTGGTCGATCATGTTCGCGAGCGCTTCGCCGGCCATTGCGAGGAGCCAGTCAGCGAGCTGCACGGAGGCGTCGGCCAAAAGGTCGTTGCCAACCGTGAATGCAAGCTGCCATTTCCGGGCAATGAGGACCGCTTGGCCGAAGGTCAAGCCGGTAACCGTTCCGGGAAGGTCAACGCCGACGTAGGAGCCGGTAAGGAACGAGCCGGTGTAGTTCGGGATGCCGAGCTCATCGGTTTTCATGGGCCATTTCTGGCACTGCTTCATGATCGTTCCAACGGATGCGGCGATACGGAGAATGGCGTCAGCCACTTCCGGCTCGACCAAGTATCCGCCGCGGTTGTCCTGTTCCTCGATGAGCGCTTCGTTGGCTTTCACCTTCAAAGCACCCTCGCGGAAGCCGCGATAGACCGCCTGCACCTGCTTGGCGAAGGCGATCTTCCGCTCGCTGTCCAAGGCGGACACGTCGCGTCCCTTGACGGAACGCTCGATGAGCATTTGCTCAACGACTTTGCGCGCGTTCTTTACGGAAACTTCCTCCATCGTGGGGATGAGGGACTTTTCCATAAAGTCGTTAAAGCCTTTCGAGACTGTTTCTTCAACAGCCTTAACAACTAATTCTTTGTCCATTTATTGAGTTATGGAGCGTGGTCTTATCGACGAGCGGGGAAGTGCTTCCGAAACTTTTGGTTGAGGTCTTCGAGAGCCTGCCCGACCGCCTTATCGACCGTCCGAAGCACCTGGCGATTCACCATGAACGCCTCAAACGTGTCGCTGGTGGGCCGGATGTCTCTGACCTCGACCTTGGGTTTCGGGGCAGCGCCGGATTTTTCCGGCTTCTGTTCCTCCTCCTCGCTACCCGCATCGGGACCGATGAGGTCCTTTAGGGCCGCGATTTGCTTCTCGTGATGGGCTACCGCCGCGTCAATGATGGACTTGATCTTCTCCTTGTTCTTGGCCGAGATTTCGCGTCCGCTCTTCCTGGCCAGTAATTCGAGGATCTTCTTGTCCTCATCATCGGCTTGGTCATTGTCGCCGTCGCCATCCGGGTCTTCGGGGCTCTCCGGCGCGGGCGTGTCAAGCGCCGCCTTCTTGTGCCGCGCAAGCTCCTTTTCCGCCTTCTCTTCGAACTCGTCGATGGCTTTCTTGCCTTCCTCGCGGGTTTCCGGCTCGCTCGGATCGCCGTCCGGCCAGTCCTTCTTGAACTCGTCAATCGCTTTTTCAAACGTCTTGACGTGCTTCTCGTGCTCGTCCTTCATCGCTTTGCGGTACTCGTCGATGGATTTCTTCGGCGCCTGGTCTTCAAGCTGGTAATTCTCGTCAATCGCTTTGAGCGTCTTTTCGAGGTGGTCAGCGTGCTCGCCCTCCATCTTTTCCGTGAATTCGTCGATGGCTTTTTCGTGATCCTCCTTGCGGGCCGCTTTCTTTTCGTCGCCCAGCGCTTTCTCACGGAACTCGTCGATGCTCTTTACGATGGCTTTCGCGTGCCGCTCATGCTCCGACGTGAGGGCCTTGTGAAGCTCTTCGTGCTCGTCCTTGGCGGCTTTGTTGCCTTTGCCGTCCTCCTTGGGAACGCACACGAGCTTGCCCGGATTGTCGGAATCTTCGGCAAGCACGCCCAGCGAGCCGTCCGGCATTTCGCACGAATCGCCTACCTCCTCGGCTTTCACGGCTTTCTCGAACTCCGGCGGTTCCTTGTCGAATTCCTTGTAGTGTTTGGCGAGATGTGAATAAACGGCGTGCTTGTCCTTTTCCGGGATATCTGCGCCGCCGCGCGCGCCCTTAAGCGCGCCCATCGCGGCCCGAACGCCGTTCCAGACGGCCTTCAGGTCGGAAGCGCGGTGGTGCGGGAGCTTGTAGGACGATTTAACGTCGGGGTTCTCGGCGTCGTACCACGCGCAGATGTCCTTCAACTTTTTGAAATCTTCGCCGCACTCCTTCACTTCCGCCGGGCCGTCCCAAGCGGTATCGGGATCAGCTTTGCCGTGGTCCTTGTACGGAACCGCGCCTTTGGTCGTGAAACTGAATCCCTTCATGACGAGCTGCGGAAGGTTCAAGCCCATCTTTTCCGCTTCGCGGACGGACAACGCCTGCGCGTTCGCGGGAACCGGAACAACGCTGATCTCCAAAAGCTCGTACGAACCGTCGTCGTGCTCGATGTAGCCGACGGAGGTGGCGTTCAGATAGCCCTCTTGGACGAGCGCGGCGATTTGGGCGGCGAACGGATTGGCATCCGCCGGCGCGAACTTGACCGTGGCGACGGTTTGCTCGCCTTCCGTCTTGATGTCCGTGCAGATGCCGATGGGCGGTTCGCCGTAGTTGTGCGCCCAGAGGATGACGGGGTTCTTCTTGAAGTTTGCGAAGTTCCACTTCGACTGGTCGAGCTCGTCGCCCTGCCGGTCTATCGCGGAGGTGGAAACGACGAACGTGAATTCCTGGCCTTCGGAATCAGCCTCGGTCTTGGCGATGACTTCATCGGTCTCCTGCTTTTCGAGAGCGGCTTTGAAGTCCTTGAGGAGCTCTGCTGAGAATTTCTTGAGTGTTTCGTTCATGATCCCGGGAGAGGTGGGAGATCCTAGTGGTGAGGTAGGAACTAGGGATCGGTGGGTTTTTGCTTACTTGCTTTCAGTGTAGCAAATCGGCTTTTTGATGCCCTGTGGATATCTCGGGAGGAGGTCGAGGCACGGCGAGAATTCCAGATCGCCGGGCGTGACGCGCGGGCACGGCACGAGCGGGTTCAGAAGCGGCAGGCGGCCGGCTTCGAAACCGGCCGCAATGAGGTCGGAGCAAAACCAGCTCTCATCCTGCCGCCAGTCGCCGATATCCAAGCCCCAATCGAACACGCCGCGCCACCAGTAAGGTTTTCCGAGTTGCCTGAGAAGAAACCCCTGCAAGAGCCGGACGCGCCGCGCAGTCAATCCCGTTGCTGAGTAGCGCCGGATTGCGCTGTATTTCCAGAAATCGTGAATCCGCACGCCCTCGCTGATCGCGCCGATGAGGACCGGCCCTTTCTCGATCCGTTCCATGCTCACGGGATACTTCCGGCTGATGGCCTTGTCCAAGAACTCCTTTTCGTTCTTGCCGGCGAAACGTCTCACGTCGGCCCGGAACGTCGGCCAACCGTTCGGGAAAAGGATGTCCACGTGGCTTGCCCACGAGCGGCTTTGCCAGCGGATGACGCGGGAGATGATGGAGTTGGTCGCGGAAAACTGGATGGTGACTTCAGACATGCCTTAATCGAGCGAAATATCCTCGGGCAAAACAGTGCATTGGCAGTTCGGATGAAGCGGAGGAGCGCCCACGCCGGAATAGTCGATGTTCATGGTCTGGTCGCCAACGGTGAGCGAATCGCCTTGGTCGAGGAAGTTCTTGTCGATGGACACCGTGGAGCCGTTCAGCGATTCGCAGAACTCGCACGGCTTATTTCCGGCGGTGTACCACGTAAGCGAATGGACGACGCCGCTCTGGCGCCATGCTTCCCTTTGCGCGTAGTTCGCGGCCCGGAATGATTCCGTCCGCGCAACCCGCTCCGCGCGCCAGGTGTCGCTCCACTCGTAAATCTGCTTCACGTTGTCGCGGATCTCCGAAAGCGGTGCGCCCGCCGAAAGCCCTTCGTTGATTTTGCTTTCAAGCGTCGCGAGCGTCGTTTCGTTGTAGCTCTTCGCCATTCTTTGCACCGATTCGTGCAACGCCTTCTGTGCGGCCGGTTCCGTGAGAGGATTGAGGTTCGGCTTGCCCACTTTCGAAGCCGCGATCAATCCTTCCGCCTCAAACAGCTTTTCGAGCGTGGGCGTCAAGGCGTCCACCGTGAGCGAGATCCATTTCTCGATGTCGAATAGCTTGGCGGGATTGACGGCTTTTTCGATGGCCTTGTCAAGGTTTGCCAGGACTTCCTTTTGCTGCTCCTCGTTCAGCTTGTGGACCGTTTCGACGATCTCTTTCTCCGCGTTCCGGGTGCGTTCGTCGAATTCCTTCCAGAGCGCAAGCTTCTTCTCGGGATCGGTTTCGAACTTCTTCGTTCCGAGCTTCTTCTTCAATTCCTCGGCAACCTTCTCGGCAAGGCTCTTTGCCATTTCGCTCCGCTGCTTCGCCCTGCTCTGCAATTTCGCGCGCGGAGGGCGGAACGCAACGCGCTCGCCGTTCGCTGCTTTCACGATCTTGGCCTTGACCGCCGTGTCATGGATGTCTTTCGCGCTTCCCTTGTCTGCTTCCGGCGTTACGTCACCTTCGCTGGTCGGTTCTCCGACCGGCCCCATCGTGGTCGGGGACATGAGCACGTCGCCGCCCTCCACAGGGCCGAGGCCCATGAATTCCTCGCGCGCTTCGTTCACGGTGAGCACGGGCTGGTTGTCCACTACCGCCTGCATTTCCTGCGTCCGGAACTGCCGGTCTTCGGGGACGGGGTCGATGAAGGTGATGTAGAGATTGTCGCCGTAGCGCGGGACGAGCTTCTCGTTGAGGAAGCTGCAAATGAGCTGCATGCGCGGCCGGATAACGCGCTTCGAGAAGACGTAGTCGGCCGTCTCCGCGGTGGCGCGGTTCGTGTCTGATTCGGCCGTGCCGAGGATCGTCTTTGAAACCCGGAATCCTGCGAGGATGCGGTCGCGCACGTCCTCCGAGAGGTTCTTGAAGTCCATGTCCTTCGGGCTGGAACCGGCCGTTTTCCACGTGACGCCCTTGGGCAGCACGGCGATGCGGTTCATGTTGTCGATGCCGCCATGCACGTCCATAAAGCCGATTTTCAAGGACTCGATCTGCGTTTCTGCGACGGCTCCGCTTTCCAAGAATCCGGCCGGCCGCGCGCCGTTCACGAAGAACTTGCGGTTGAATTCCATCGCGTAGTTGTCGAGGTCGATCCATGAGGCGATGCTCTGGACCGTCCCGACGCCCAAAAACGCGTTGCTCGGGTCGGGGTCGCGCAAATGGAGGATCTCGTAAGGCTTGAATGTGCGGTGCGAATTGCCGATCTTGATCTTGTAGCCGAGGAGCTGGTACGGGAACGTCGTGCGGTCGATGAGAACGCTCACGTCGCTCGGGTTCAGCGGATAGATGCCTTTGGGCTTGTCAAGGTCGTTCTTCACGCCTTCGAGATACCAGTAAGCGTTGCCGGCAAGGTCGAGATGGGCCGAGGTGAGGAATTTCAATTCCGGCCCGGTCATGAACTCGTTCACGCCGTCGAGCAAGTCCAAAAGGTCGTGGTCTTCCTGCTCCTTGTGGTTCTTGCCGTTCACCTGGAACAGCCGGAACTCGATGTTCATGACTTCGTGGCCGATGGCTTTCACGGCCGCGTAAACGTAGCCGGTGTTATTCGCGAGCGCCTTCCCCGCGTCGATCTGCTGTCCGGCCGAAGGACGGTAGATCGCCATTGAATCGTCGGTATCGATCTCGGCGAATTTCCCTCCGGCTGATTTGCTCATGCCGTAGCGGTTGAATGTGAAGTTGCGCTCCTGCTCGTAGATCTCGGGTTCGATGCGGAAGACCTTGCGAAGCGTGCGGATCGGCCAGGACGGGCGGTTCTTTGCGGTGAGGGTGGTGGGTTGTTTCTCGGACTGCGCCATGCGTTATACGGCGATGATTTTCCCCTCCTTGACCTGGAAGGCGATGGATTTGCCGTCCGGCTTGGCGGCGATGCCCTGTGAGCGTTCGTAGCTGCACGCGATGGGCGTCTCGATGGTGAGCGGGTCGAGCGAGACGATCTTGTGCTGCGGCGTCGTCGCGAGCGGCATGTTGCAGTTCGGGCAGTTCAGGATCACCGCGTCGTATTCGGGCCAGAGAAGCTCGACGATTTGCTTCACTTCGTACTTCTTGCCGAACACTTGCCAGAGGAGGTTGCGGAAATAGCCCTTGGGCGCTTCAAGGGGGATGCGCTCGAACTTCCGCACCGGCTCGCGCTTCGGGACGAACGTGAAATCGCCGGGGCTTGACAGGTCGGCGGAACTTTGAACACGGCGGACTTCGATGGCTTGCATGGAGGGATTAGCTTCAGTTTAACGTTTCGGCGCAAAAAGACCATGTGCATAAGAGTCGTGCTAGAATGGGCCGATTCGGAGGTTCGCGATGAGCCAGAAGAAGAGATTTGCCGTCGGCGCAAAGGTTCGCGTGAAGATGCCTGGCGTAAACGGTATCGTCAAGACCGTTTCCGACGAGATAGGTGCGTTGGGCGAATACTGGCACACAATTGAAACAGAACACGGGGAACGCCAGGAACCCGGCTCAAATCTTGAACTGATTCCGAAAGCACAAAGTTAGCGTCTCACGCCTCAATCCACCTAATCTTCGGCAGTTCCAACCCCTGCTCGACAAGTCCCTGCACGAGCCACACGAGGGCGTCGGCCAAGTCGTCATGCGACTCCACGCCGAGATTGAAAAGCTGCCCGAGCAATTCCTCGCACCCGTTCCGGGGAAAGAGCACCGTCCCGTTCTTGATGTACGGCGCAATGACCTGCAATCTTGACCGCTTGTCCGTGGTCGGCTTCATTGGCACGACCGGCAGCATCGCGCGCTCCATCTCCTGTATCGCGGCTTTCTGGTAGCCCACGTCCTCCACGAAAAAGAGATTTGCGCCTTTCAGTTCGCCGGGGATGTTCCGCACGTGCTGCAAGAAGTCATGGAAAACGACGTGCTTGTTGAAGGGATTGGGACGCACGAAAATCTTCGGTGCGTCCTCCACGTAAAACACTTCGCCGGAAACGATGCTCGTATAGTCCGCGCTCTCGGCTTGTGAGATGGCGAGGTCGATGCCGTGCCCCTTGAGCGAAGCAGCCGATTTCGGCTTTTCGTCGTAGTAATGAATATCCTCCGGCTTGATGATCTGGTCTTCCTCGGCGACGATCTTGAGCAACATTTCCCGCTGCCACGCGACCGCGCCCATGTCGCGCTCTTTGTCCTTCAAGCTCTGTTCGGTCGGGTACATCGCCGGCCACGTGCATTTGCCGTCCTTATCGATCAGCGGGAATTCGAGAACGTTGAAACCCGTGTCGGGAGCCTTGAGGCGCGAAAGCAGCGCGTCCATGTGGAGCAGGTTGCCGATGACGACGAGCTTGCCTTTGCGCGCATCGATGCCCGGCATGATCTCGGAATGGAGCCAGCGGTCGGTCTTGTCGCGGTTTTCCTTCGTCCTCACCCATTCGCCGTCCTCCGGGTCGTCGATGACGACGAGCTTCGGGCGGTATTGGAGATGCCGCAGTCCCCGCACCTTCTGGCCGCGCGAACGGGCAAGGATTCGGACGCCGTTCGAGAGGACGATGTTCTGCTTCTGCCATTCCTCGCCTTCGCCCTTCAAAGCGAAGTCCTCGATGACGTTGCCCTTGATCTCGCCGTAGTCCTGCTTGATGAGGGTGTTCGTTTCGAGCTCGTGCTTTATCGCAGAGATGTTGAGCGTGGCCTGCCTGCTCGAATCGGCGACGAGGATGATGAAGGGAAATTTATCGGGATGTTCGAGCGCGGCCCACAAAGGCAACGCCAAGCTGCCGAACGTGCTTTTGCCGGAGCCGCGGAAGCCGATGATGAGCAACCGGCGGTCATCGTCGCTTTCTAACGCATGGATGAGCTCGGGATGGAATGAGGCGGGAGGGTCGGTGAAATAGCCGGTGAGGTAGACAAGCGAAAAGCCGAGGAGCGTCTTTGCGCTTGCCCGGCGCGCATCGTGCGTATCGAAAAGCGAATCAACCGGCTGGATTGCTGTTTGTTCCGGCATCCTCCTTCGGGGCTTCTAACAATCCCCAGTTCTCAAAAACGGAGCGAATCGCCTGCTTGCGCTCTTCGTGAAGCGGCGTGTTGCGGATCATGAGGTCGATGCTTCCGCGCTTGCGCTCAAACACGCCCGCGTCAAAGAGCTTTTCGAAAACCACGCTGTACGCCTCGCGCACCTCGCGCATGGCAAGTGCCTTGTCCATGTTTCGGGCCATCGGGTCGTTGATGATCTCCCATCCCGCGCGGGCGATCTCGGCCATGGCGTCCTGGAACGCGGCAAGGGCCGTGTTCAGCGTCCATGTGTCGGCGCGCTTGATCCGTTCCGTGTACACGCTTTTCAAAAGCTGGCCTAAGTATTTGCGGTCGAGCCGGATGCCATCCTGCTCAAGCCGCATCTGAAGCTCGCGCTGGGTGATCTGCGGGTTCTGCGAAAGCACGCCGCGGATTTTCGACTTGTAGAGCTGCTTGTGTTCGGCTGATATGCGCGGCATGAGGTGATTGGAGGGATTGCTTTCATCATAGCTGGATGGCGCCCTCGTGCAAGTCAGACGCGGATGCCGGACTTGTGCAAGAGTTCCGACACGAGCGCCCGGAACGGAGTGATCTCTTCCCTGATGTATTCTCTGCGGCAGATATACTCGATCTTGTGTGCGGAGAAGTTCCCGAGCGTTCGGAATACGTCCACCGTCTTCTTGCTATTGCGGGACAGATTGAGCATCGTGTTGTTTCTCGCATCGCTGATAATGCCGTCGAGCAGGAAATAGTTCCCGCTGCTGTCCTTTATCGCGGCGTCGATGCCGAGTTTCTGGTAGGAGAGGATCAGTAGGATTTCCACGAGGCGGCGCATGAGCACCGCGCAGCCGTCGAATATGTTGTGCTCATAGGCGGCGTTGATTTGCTTCGCCAGAGATTCGATGTAGCCGCGTGTCTTTTGATAATCGGCGGCGGGGAGTATTGTGCCGGTGTCTATCACTTCCTGCGACTTCTCCGCAACATCCGGGAACCGTGCGTCGAGCTCGCCGATGAACTTCAGGCTGAGACGAAAACCCCGTCCGCTCTTGATTGTGCTTTGGGAACTGCGGAGGCGCTCGGTGAGGCGGCTACGATTTGGCTTGGCCGAACCTGCTTTCACCAGCCATTGCTCCACCTCGACGACGGTGAACTCTTCTTTTTTTTCCTTGCGAAGATAGAAAAAAGCGAGGTAACACGCTTTATCGACTTCGGCGAGCGACGTGAGATCGCACGCAGCGACAAATTGTTCGAGGGTCACCGCTAGCCGCCGAGCGACTTCGCCACGAGTTCCTTTGCCTGACGCTCACCTTCGTCCGTGAGATACCACTGCCCCTTGTCCTCGCCGACCGGCGCCGGGGCGAGCACTTTGGCTTTCGCGAGCTCACGGCTCAAGAGCGGGGGATGGAGCTTGCCCGCGGCCTTAAAATTCTCATTGAACGTCGCGACGAGTTGAGCGGCGGAGTATTCCTTCACGCCGGTGATCTCCCGGAGGACGTAGAGCAGCCAAATGCACCGCTCCGTCACGCTCCAGCCCTGGACGGGACCGCCGAACTTCGCCGAGTCGTGGCGGAATTCGACCGGGGCCGCGGTTTCCCCGCCAGAACGGCTTGTGCTGCGGCGTCGGCTCCGGCGACTCGTGCTGTCCGTCTCAGCGTTGCCGGACGCGCGCGAGCCGTTGCCGATCTGCTTACCTTCCGCGAGGACATCGATCGGCTCAACGATGGACGACAGCTCCTTCGCGACTGCCGCGGTGATGAGGGGAATGTCCTGCCGCTCGCCATCCACTTCCAGCTCTAAACCCTGCAATTTCAGCCGCATCTTGAACTTTGCCATCTGAATTACTCCCAACCCTACACGAAAATTACGAGAATCTAATCAGGCAAGTATAGCACCTTCTACTCAAGGATAATCCAATATCTGGGCCTGTCACTTCACCCCCTGATGCAGGTGCAAACTTACTTCCTTTATTTCTTCGATAGCTCCTTCAGCAATTCCCCGATCTTCTTCAGGTCGGCCGGCTCGCATAAAAGGTCAATCCGGGCCTTCATCTGGTGGAGCTTGGCGAGCTGGCCTTCGTCGAAGCCGTTGCCTTCGTTGAAGTGCTTCATGAGGTCCTTGTGGCTCACGGCCGGGGTGAATTTTAGTGTGTAGCGTTCGATCATGGATTTTGTTTTCGGGCGACGTATCGGAACCAGAACCAATGCACAGGCTGTCCCTGCTTCAGCTTGCCCAGCCATCCGTGCCGGTAGAGAACGACGGCCGGATAGAACCACGCGTTCTTAATGCGGCGGCCTGCGACGAGGAACAACGCGACGGGCGCGAGGACCATCCAACTATCCAGCGTCCATGGATTCCAGTATTTCAGATGAACGTATACCCACCCGAACGGCCGCTTGCGAAACTCCCGCACGTAATCCAGAGGGCAGCGGAAAATAATCCACTCGTGCCATTTCTCGGGATGGTAGGTGATCCAAACGCGGCCCGTCTTTGAGTCTGTGTGTGTTTGACAAATCATTTTTTGTAATTCGTGATGTTTCTGTTTTGAATCGGCCGGGAAGCCCCTTTGCCCGACGGCGGGGCGGTTGCGGAGCTGGATGGGAAAATGCCGTCCGGATCGGTTCCGCCTATTTGTACTCCCAGGGCGTTGCCGCTTGCTGTTCCCGGCCGTTTGACTACTCGCCTTCGTTCTCTTCCTCTGCCGGCGCTTCTGACTCGCTCGCGGATTCCTCCGTTGCGGGCTGCTCGGCCGGTGTCTCTACCGCCGCTTCCGGCTGTGCCGGCGCTTCCGTCGCGGGAGCCGCGGGCGCGGCCTCTCTCGGCACCGTCGAAAAGTTCTGATCTTCTGACATTGTTGTGATTTAGTGGTTTTCCTGCGGCGCGACCTTGATGTTCACCGCATGGTTTAAGATTACAATTTTCTCAACCTGTCCGCGAATGCGCGGCTCTGCGCGGCCTGGCGTTGGAAGTGGCTGGCCGTCGTTTCGTGCTGCTTGATCTCCTCCGGCAACTGCTTCTCGGCGTAGTCACGCTTGGATTGGAGTACTTTCTCTGCCTCATTGCGCTCCTTGTCCGATTCGTACTGCTCCTGGCCAGTCATCTCGGAACGCTTGACGAATTTAAGCGTGGCTCCGCACTTCTCGCACTGTTTGGGATCAGCAGGCGGATGCCCGCTTACGATGCGCACATCCTTGCTGCCGTTAGACTCATGGCCGTTCTCGCACAGCCAAAAGCCCTTTTCTTCCTTCTTCACAAGCTCAGCGATGCGAGCCTCGATGGCGTCGGCTTCCTTCGAAACCTGGGCCATGAGGTCGCGCTTGTCCTTCGCCTGCGAGAGCGCGGCTTTGGCGTTCAATTCGTGCACAGCCGCTTCAAACTCCTCTTTCCACACGTAGCGGCGCTTGGCCCACCATTTTGCGAATAATCTAAGCATCGTTGTTTTCGTTTATCGTTATCGCTACTTCGACCTTTCCTTTCCGGTCCTTCGCGTGGGTGTAGCGGATTTCCCCCGCGAGATGTTTATCGTTTGAGAAAATCGCATCGGCTATTGAACCGAAGACGGATTCGCTGTCAGCGTGTTTCTCATTCGCCCAATAAATCATGATTTCCATCTTTGCGTCCGGCGTTCCGTCGATCGGCTTCCCTTTCTGGAGAAGGTTCTTCTTGAAGGGCAAAGCAAGGACCTCCGGCATCTGGTCGATGAGCGTCCATGCGACGTAATCCTTCCAGGCCGCATAACGCTGGGCCGCCGGCGTCCACTGCTGGCGGAACGTCTTCTTGATCTTCGGGATCGGGTTGCCATTCGGGTCGTCCTGATTGCCGGGGATGATGAAGTGGATGGTCATGTGAGCGTTTCGAAGAATGATTCCGCGCTTTTGCCTTCCGCGAGGTGGTCGATAAAATCGTGCCAGCGGCTAATCCATTCGTTGCGGTGCGCCGTATCATTTTCACCCCACCCCAGCGCCTTACCGAGCGATTGCCAGAAGGAGGGGTCGAGGAAAACGTCAGAGCCATGCCTATTTTCTGGGTCTAAGTCCCATTTATCTTTCCATCCTCCCTCTATCGCTTTTTTAATTGCTTGTTCTATGGTCATGTTTGTGGAGCTTTGAATTGGGCCTCGAATAACAAATTGCAATCTTCCCACTCCGTGATGATCTGGGCGAGCAAGTTCCGCATCATCATCGGCCGCATCGGTTCGGGAATCATCGGAAGCGCCCCGAGCACGCCTTCCGCGTAGTGCGACACGAACGTGTGGAGCGACGGGTCGCTTTTCATTCTGAGCTGCAATCTCGCTTCGGCCGCCCGCGCTTCCTTCATGATTGCCGCGGTGTCGTAGGCGAGCCGCGCTTTCTGTTCTATGTGCTCCTGCACGATCTGGGGAAGAGTGCGGATCATTTCAGCGAAAGGAAAAAGTCGGCAAGCCCGATGATGAGGGCGGTTTCGAGAACAAGCAGGAACAGGACCTTGAGGATTCTGACGATGGATTTGTAGGTGCGTTCGGTCATTTAATCTTCAATAAGGTTGGGGTCGCGGTAGGTAACGGTGCGCGTTTCGGGCAGGTTCTCCTCTTCCGGCTTTTCGAGCGCGGCGAGAAGCCCTTTTTTGAACCCGGCCGCGTAGCCCGCTTGGTAGCCTTCGTCGTAGGCATATTGCTCGGAGGGCGTCATGTCAGTTTTTCGCTTCACGAATCGACCAACAGGTGAGGTTCGTACCGCACGCGTTGCGGATGCTCTGTTCGGAGATCGTGGGTTTGTTCCGGTAGCCGAACTCCACCGCGACGACGTTTTTGTAGACCCCTATCCCGACATCTTTCCATGAGGGGTTGAGGAGATTCTGGCGGTGTTCTGGCGAATTGAGGAAGGCATCGTCGATGAGGACGGCGCGGAAAAGGGTGCTTGAGACGTTGAATCCCTCGGCGAGATTCTCTCCGACGTGGCCGTAATAGCCGGTCTGGTCGAAGGGTTGGGCGAAGCCGTCATGCGAGAAATTGAGATATGCCTGTGCCGCGCGGATCTGGGCGACTTCGGTGAGCGTCGGCGAAATCCTCAACGGTGTTGAGCGGTTCAGGTTGATGAGAAGGGCTAATGCGGTGATGAGGGTCATGCGAATAATGATTGCGGTTTTGCGGCCTTTTCCTCGCTCCAAGTGGTGTGGGTGTGCTTCCAGTCAAATGTGCAACCTGGGCGCGGGCATTTCCATTCGGGAGGCGTAGGAAGGTGTGCCTCTATCGCGTCGTCAACCGGGGAACCGACGATAGTGCCGATGTAGTTCTCGGCCGGAATGACCTTCATCCGATACCAGTAAAGTTTTGGATTCTCCGGATCGTGCCAGCCTTTCAAATCGCCCTTACTGATTCCGAGAAGATTGCCGTGAATATCGATGAACTGACACCTTGTCTTTCCTGACCATCGTCCCTCCGCAAGGTCATTTATCCTGCCGCCGACGCGAGCCAAGCTCTTGAAGTCGCCGCGGCCACAGTGGAAACAGATATTGGAGGATGGGTAGACGGCCTTCACGATCTCGTCCGTCCGGTGAGGTCGGCCGTCTTTCAAAAGCTCGTAGAGACGCGCCGTTTGTGAGATTGGGGCGTTGTGGGTGGTCATTTCTGGGTACTGGGTCAGTTTGAATCTTCCCGACTCTAAGGGCTCAAGCGCTTGGCATCATAATTGCCTGGCGGCGCGGGGTGTGCTTTGATTCCACCTCTCAAGCCGCGCGCATTCGGCTTTCGACCGTTTCCTTGTCCGAATCCGGGGCGGCTTCCGAAACGAGGCTGCATGACGATTGCAATCGGAATGTTGTGCCACGGAGGGGCCATTCTGGCCGTGGACGGCCGGGCCACCGATCTCGACGGTACGGTTACGCGCGGCAGAAAACTTTGCGTAGTCAATAATGCTCAGGGAATTTCTTTCGGAATTGCAACGGCTGCCGATAACTTAAATGCAGCAGAGACGGTTGTACGCGAAATTTCTACGAGGATCATCGGGAAAGCGAAAACGATTAAGAAATGGGCACAAGTAGAACGCTGCATCAAAGAAAAAATGACAGAGTGGGCGCGAGCTTATGGACAGAATCCTTTCCCCCGAACTAATCTAATTGCCGGAATAACAATCGCGGGGCAAGGCACGCGGCTGTATTTCTGCGAGCCTCCGAACACAGTTCTTCCTAATAAAGACGGCTATATAGCGGTAGGAACCGGAGCGGCAGTCACTGACCCTCTTTTTACCGCGTTTTTCACTCCTCTTTTTGCGAGTTCGGGGCCGCAATATGTTTGCCGTGGACTCTGTTACCTGATGTACCGTGCAAAGAAAGACAATATGTATTGCGGGGGACCGACAGATGCGGTTTATTTGGATACTCACAAAGCATCAGCAATCTGGCTCAATGGAAATGACTTCAGGGATGCAGAAAGCGCTTCTTTCCAGCTAGATTTAATCCTTCAGGCAACCACAACAGCCGCTTTGACCGACGCAGGGCCATTCTTAAAGAACAATGCTTCAGGAATCGAAAATTTGATTGTCCAATGTGAAAGGCTCAGGGAAACGGTATTCCGCGCTGCCGGCGGAAAGGCAATCGGGAAATAAATACTCAGATGAAACCATCATTCCCTGCTATCGAGCAGCGAAATCATTTCCTCGATAGACCAAACATGGTCCGCGATTCCCGCTTCCATCGCGGGAGTCACGCGGAGCGTTTCGTGGACTCGGCAGAAATTGTAATGCATGTAGTGAATCGCAATCGACGCGATGTGATTCTCGACTTTCTTCGAGTGGGCGTTGGTCAGTCGCGTGAATCGGCGCATGTGCATCCGCATGGTGAGGTTTTGCCTCTCGACGAAACTGGTAGAGACGTGCCGGGAATCGGGCTTTCCAGAAATCGCCACCTCGCGGCAGCCGATGCACTCTGCCGGGCTGTACCGCGTGTCATTCGACCCATCGTTACCGTAGAGCTTGACCAGCATCGCGTAATCGATCTCGCTTCCAAAGCTATCTTCCACAGCATTCAGATATGGGCGATGGCCGTCCGTTGTCAGTTGCACGCGATTCGCAAGCCGCTTTGCCAAGTCCTGCATAAAACCGTAGGCGCTTCCAGCGTCGCGTCCGGCAACGAGCCAAGAAACGATCAGTTTGCTGTCGGCATCCATTCCAACCCACGTCCACACGTCGCCATAGCCAAACTTGCCGCGAAGCTCTCCCCGAAGGTTTTTCTCTTTGGCATAGCAGAAAGACCAAATTTCGTCGCACTGAATGCGCTTGCTGTTCAAATTAATCAGGGCCTTGTCGAGGTATTCAGAGCAGGCCGCACCAAGTTCAACGAGCAACTTCGCAATCGTGTTCTTGGAGACGCCCGTCATGCGCACGGTCGCCCGGATGCCGTTACCTTCGACAAGGGCCGCAACCACTTGACGCCGCTTCTCTGTGCTCAGCTTGTTCATAATGGACACATTGTATAAGCGGTCAAGCATAAAGTCAAGTAGAAAATGAGGCAGTAAATATGCATGAAGGAGAAGGATTACATACTGTAACTCTTGGGTTTCAAGCTGACTGGTTAAAGGAGATGCTAGGAGAAGTACTTTTATTGCGGGATTCTGATGCTGATGGTCTACTTCCTGCGGAACTTCTCCAAAGTTTTCTCGACTTCCAAGAGGCCCCTTCGGAACTTTTCAGCTTCGACTTTAAAAGAGAAGTTGCAGGCGGGGCAGACGAGTATCGGATTATTCTCAAGCCTAGCGATAGATTCTTGAATTTTGTGCTGGCACTTCGGGCATGGGATCGGAATCGTCACGTTGCGGTTTAGCATGATTCTATTTCTTTCTCCATCGCGCCTTAGCTGCCTTTGCCGCGATCTGGGATCGTTTCCTCTTGCTCAAGGCTGCGGCACGGGCATGGCCTCCCTTGAGGCCGCCCAAGCGCCCCAGAGAGACCGCAGCGGGATTTTTGGGGCGCTCGGCGGGGGGCTCAAACTTTGGAACTTGGCCGGTGGATTCGAGCATGATCTGATAGGCAAGCTGGTTCGGATCACGCGGGCGGGCTTGCTTCTTTGACCGCTCAGGCATGTACTGATGGTAGGGCCGAAAGAAAACGGAGTCAAACGAATGAAAATTCAAACTGACCCAGTACCCATTTCTGAGTTTGATTGTCTTGCCATTTTCCGAAGCGTATAATGCTGGCCCAGAGGTGGTTTATGCCTACTTCACTGCTCGATGGTCGGCAAGACCCAGGCAAGCCGGGACCGCATCCGCCGTCTCCTAGGCCCGGCCCTACGAAGCCTCCGCTCTAGCCGATCACAAGCCGTTAGAACGGTATATCTTCGGTTTTTATTTTCTCCTCGCCCGGCCACGCGGGGAACGCTTCATCCCCTGCGGGTTCTTCTGTTGAAGGCTGAGCTTGGGGCTTTTCGGTCTTTCCCTCCGGCTTCGGCCCCAGCTCGATGTGCTCCGCCACGATCTCCGTGGTGCGGCGCGTTTGTCCGTCCTTGTCCGTCCAGCTCCGCGTCTGGAGCCGCCCTTCAATGAGGACGAGCGACCCTTTCCGGAGGAAATTCGAAGCGATCTCCGCCTGTTTGCCCCACAAGACGACGTTGTGGAACTCGACCTCCTCCTGTTTCTGGCCGTTCTTGTCCGTCCAGGTGCGGTTGGTGGCGACGCCCATGCTCGTTACCGACTGGCCCCCCGGCGTGGTCCGCAATTGCGGATCGGCGGTCACCCTGCCGAGGATGATTGCTTTGTTGAGGTTCATGATGATGGTTGTGGTTATTTGATCTTCAGTACTCCAGTGAGTTTATAGAGCCTCACTTCTGACTCCGACCTTTCGATATGGAATGTGTCCTTCGTATCTTCGGTGTAGCCGTGCTCCTTGAGGAATGATTGGTATCGCTCCTCTCTTTCGAGCCGTTCCCTTTCTTCCCGCTTTTTGTGCTCGTTTTCCTCTTTCTCACGCTGTGCGCGCGCCTCGGCTTCCTTCTTCTCGCGCTCAAGCCGTTCCTCTTTTTCTTTCTGCTCCCGTGCGAGCCGTTCGCGCTCTTCTTGCCGTGCCTTTTCTTCGCGCTCGCGCATCTCCTTTTCCCGTTGCTGCCTCGTCTCTTCTTCTCTGATAGCGGCCTCACGCGCTTCCAGTGCCCGACGGTCGGCCTCGTTCTTGTCCGCGAGCCGTTTGTTGATGTATCCCTCGAAAGCCGGGCCGTCCATATCGAGAAGGGCGTCATCGGAAACCTCTAAGCCGTCGCCTACCGCCGCAAGCCGCTCCCTTCGGTGCGGCAGAAGCTCCACGCGCGCCTTGCGCTCCACGGCGATTGCGGCGGTATCCTCAAGCCCGGCAAGACGGTTCTCCTCCGGCTCGATGATGGCGACGAGTTCTTTCTCCTTCGCAATTACCGCCTTTTGAAACTTCAGCGCATCTTCCCGCAGCGCCTTCCCGGTCTTCGTGATGGCCACTCGGGCGTCGCGGATGTTAAGACGAGCATCTTTTACTTTTCGGAGCTGCGCCTGGTCGAACGGATCGGGCAAGTCGAGGGCTTTCGATTCCTCTACCAGCTTCGTAAGCTCGGCTTTTGTGGGACTGAACTTCTCAATTGCTAAGTCCATCTTTTAGAATGTTAATTTGTTTACGATCTCGTTCACCTCGGCGATGACCTCTCGCTCGTAGGTGAGCATGTCGTCTATCTGTGACTGCACCTCTGCACGCGTGACCGGAATCTCGAAGTAGTCGATCTTGGCTCGCTTCCCCGTAGGGTCCGAGAACATCGCAAAACGCGGATCGAAGAAGATGAAATGCAATAGCTCCAGCTTGTCATTCACGATGAAGTATTGGAGGGCTTGCATCTCGTATTCCGCTGGAATCTTCTTTGTGAGGAACGCCTCGATGTGCCGAGCGGATGAGAGGCATTTCGCTTCTACGGCTTCGGTCTCGGAGATCACTCCGTCCGGCGATATGGCGATGTTCTCGTTGTCGTCGCGCGCCCATATGATGAGGGAAGTATCAACATCTTTTCCGGCTTCCTCCTTGAAACGCTCTATGGCGTCCTTCTCAAGCCTGGCACCGCGCTCCATCGCGTTCTCGTCGTTGTCCGGTGGAAGGCCAAGCTTTTCAGCGATCAGCTCATAGAAGCCGATCTTCTTGCCGTTGCCGCGCTTCACCACAATGTCCTTGAGGCGTGAGCCGGTTATCTTCCCACGGCGCGTATAGAGCCATTCCTCGCGCTCAGTTGGCTGAAAGGTCAGGGTCTTCATTGACGTTGGGCAATTCGTTTTCGAATTTCTTTTTGAGCGACTCTTTGAGGTCCGCCAATTCCTTCTTCGCCTCTGCCGGCAGCGCCGCCCAGGCGTTCTTCAGTTCGTCCAGTGTTGTTGCCGCCTCTAGTTTTGCTTTATATTCCGTGATGTCGGGAACGACCGTCGCTGGCTTGCTCTCCCGCTCGATTTCCTCCTCCGTATACGCCTGCGCCAGTTCTTCGGGACATGCCATGCGAAGCGCGTGCATCTCGGCGACCTTCGCTATCATCGTGCGGGGCTTCGTCACCCACAGATTCTTTCCGGTGCTGTATTCGTCGAAATACACCTTTGAGACGAACTCACCGATGTCGCTGCCTACGCGGCGCTTGATGGTGATGCTGCACGAGAACAGCTTGCCTTCTTTTTCCTCGAATATGGGTTCCGACTTCCCCACAACGCCGGATTTCATTCCGATCTTCCGGGCGTGGTCGATTGAGGTCACGAGGCTGTAATTGCTTCCGTACGGAATCGCGTACACGTTCCGCTCGCGAAAATCCTTGAACGTGAAGCCACGTATCATCCCGTCTACGATGGCCAGCTTCATATTGTCTTTCGTGAGGCCCTTGAACGTAGTGACAAGAAGCGCATTGAACATCTCGGGGTTCGAGAGCTCCCTAGTCACTTCCTCCTGAATGGCTACTAACTCCGACTTGTTGTGTTGCATTGGTTTAGTACTAGATTTCTCTTTGATTTGTTATTCTGCTTTTTCGGCCGTGAGCACGTCGGACGACTTGTAGACCTTGATGGTCATTTCCACCGTGCGGCTTCCCTTGAACTTCTTCTTCCACTCGCGGATTGCGCGGCTCACCGCCGTTCCCCATCCGGACGCCGATACGGTGTAGTCCGTTGGGTATTTGTCCGCGAGGATTGTGACTCGATACAACTTCATTTGATTGGATTCGTTGGCGGGCAAAAGGCAATCGTCTTATACCCGCCAGCGAATGATTGTCTTTATTTCGACCTTAGATGTGTTTACCTGAGGAAATGCGGAAAGTACGAAGGAACGACGACGAAGAGAAGATAGAAGAACGTGACGAGGGCCGCGACACCGAGGATGTCCTCGATCATGTCGCTTGCCTTTTCCTCGCGGGTGCTCCAGTCATGCTCGATCTCGTTACCGAGAAGCTCTGTTTCAATGTCCATGTGATTTTATTGCTTGGTTTGTTCGACCTTTTTCTTGTCCAGTATCTTTTTGAGGCGCACCGCCCAGCTTTTCTTCTGTAACTTACGGAAGTGTTCGCTAACTGCGGGGTCTACTTTCTTTCTTGGCATAGTTTCACAATAACATACGAGCGAGCGAGCGCAAGCCCTTAACTGTGGATAGCCGGAGCCGCCCTATAAGCCCGATAAAACCTCACCTTTTGAGCGATTTGAGCGATTGTTCTTCCCCTTACGCGGGAATTGACTTCATGGGATTCTGGCCCTGAAAGGAGGCATATGAAACGGTTACGGGATAACCCGAAGTACCGAAACCTCACCTATCCGAAACGGTGGAATCTCCAACAAGCGGAGGATGGCAAGCGGAACGCCGCCGACCGGCAGAAAGGATGGAAGATGGTGCAAGGCAGACCCCGGCCGGCAAGTGAACGTCCTCGCGGCTTCTTCACCTAACCCCACGGCCCCGGTGCACAGCCGGGGCCTTTCCTTTTCCTGTGGATGCTCTACGGTGAAGTCAGACCCTTGAAAGGAGGATCTCATGGGCGAACAGGTCAAAGTAGATTTCAAGCGATTGAAGTGCGTCCCGCTCGATTCCGTGCTCCAAAGGTACGGCGTGCAAACCCGCAACTCGACGAACAACCAGCTTGTCGCCAACTGCCCGTTGCCCACTCACACCTCGAAGGACAAAGGTTCGTTCAAGGTCAATTCCGTGAAGAACGTCTGGTGCTGTATGTCCGAATCGTGCGTGAAGGCATCCGGCAAAAAGGGAGGCGACGCGCTCGACTTCGTTTCGCTCATGGAGAAATGTTCTATCCTTGACGCGGCGAAGAAGATGCTCGAATGGTTCCCCGAAACGGGGCAGCCGAAGATTGAAACGGCGTTGCAAAAGCCAACCGCTTCCGAAAAGGAACAAGCTCGTGCAAAAAATGCACCGCCTGTCAACAAGCCCCTCGGCTTCACACTTCAGGGCATTTCCTACCATCCCTACCTCGAATCGCGCGGCATCTCCGAAGAAACCGCGAAACATTTTGGCGTAGGATTCTTTCCCGGAAAAGGAAGCATGGCGGGAAGAATCGTCATCCCGATCCACAACGAACACGGGGAGCTCGTGGCCTATGCCGGACGGTCAATCGACGGCTCGGAACCGAAATACAAACTGCCGCTCGGTTTCCAAAAATCGCTCGTCCTGCACAACCTGCACCGCGTGGGCGAAATGGCTCACTCGGTCATCGTCGTCGAAGGATTCTTCGGGGCGATGTGGGTCTACCAGTGCGGCTATGCGAACGTGGTCGCCTTGATGGGACATTCCATTTCCGACGAACAGTTGAAGCTCCTTACCTTCCGGCGCATCATCCTGATGCTCGATTCATGGGAAGATGGCGCGGATGTCCGGCAGAAAACAATCCTCCGCATCGCCTCGCAATCGTTCGTCCATTCCGTCGAACTGCCGAAGGGCAAGCAACCCGACGGCCTCACGCAAGAAGAACTGAAAACCATCCTCGGTCCCCTGATCTAATCAGGGGACCATTTCTATCGGCACGGTGATGGAGAAATCTATCGGCTGGACGTTGTTCGGGTAGGGCGACGCGAATATCTGCTGATGCGGCTGGAGATGGAAATTGAGGACGACGGCTTGGGCTGAAGGCAGGATGCCGTCCACCATGAGGGCAAGCTCTTCCGATTGCTTCCCTGAAAGCTCCACGCGGCAGCCGTAGGTGAACTCGCACGCCGAACCCCCTATCTTCACGCTCTGCGGGACGTACTCGTTCCCTGATTCGTCCTTCACGCCGGAGAGAAGCAATCCCTCCGTTACGCTCTGGTCGTAGGTGTTCGTGATGTTCCCCACGCACTTCACCGCCGCCGCGTACCGCCGGCAGTCCCAGAAGGCGACATGGAGCACGTCCGCGTCCGCCGCGACCGCCAAAGGGCCGGCGTCGATGGGAAGGGGCTTTGCCTCGACGGGAGCGGGTTCCGCGCTTTGCGGCGGGGAATAGTTTTGCGGAGGGTTAACGGGAGCGGGTCGCCCGTATTGGAACACGAGCGAAAGACCCAGCACGCCTATCATGCCGCCGATCCCCATGAAGACGAGCGCCTTGAAAAAGCCGTTGCTCGTTTGAGGCGGTCCTGGCGGCCCAACCTTTCCGACGATTGGCAT